ATTAATATTACCGTAATAAGCTGTATTATTCATTTTCTAAAATCTTAAGGTTTTTTCTATCACCAATTAACTTTAACAATTCTGTTGTTGATCCAACAAATAAGTTATTAGTTACATTATTTTTTTTAATGGATTCTGGAGAAAGATCTTTATATCTTTTATTAAGTTCCATAAGATCTTTATTAGCAGCAGCAAGGGTGCTTATTAATGTAGCAACTACTTCAAATGCTCTTGGTTGTTGACTTGCTTTTGCTATTTCAATAATTTCATCTAAAGCATGTGCACCTTGTTCTATAACATTTTGCATATTCATTCTAGTATACTGAAAATCTTGTTCAATATTAGTTTCAGCTGCATTTATAGTGATGACAGGGTTTGAAGGCTCCATAGGAGCCATATTTAAAGCATCAGCAATGTTATTATCAGGCATTATTAGGATACTCAGTTTGTGAAATTATATAACCATAATTATTAGCTTCAAAGATTTGTTCTATTGGTAGTGTTAAAGTAGCATTAGAAGTAGGATAATTGTTAGCTAAAAGACCAGGTTTAATTTCAGATGTAAAATCTGAAGTAGTAGTATAGCCGTAGCTATTACCGTAAATATTAGTAGTAGCGATTTTAATAACAGGAGATTTAGTAACAGGACCAAAAAAGTAACCCTTCATTATAAAGTCTAAAGTATATATAAGGGTTCTTCTTATCTTATAATCTGTATCATAGGTATCTTCCATAGTTACATTTGTTAAAATAATAGGAACATCTATTTTATAATTAGGAAGATCATCAAGCATAAGAAGTGTTAAAGTATAATCCGGTGTAAAAAATGGTATAATTTGTTCTAATATTTTAGCACCATCTTCGGTTTCTTTAACTAAAATACTAAGTCTAAAAAACATATCATACGGGACAGGTACATATATTTTATCGTATCCGTTTTTAGCTAAAGAAGAACCAGCATAAGTTTGAGTAGAGGAAAGTTTTCTAGTAATATCATATTCCATCTTTATCATTTCAAAACCCATCCTAGGTAAGAGAGTAGAATACCCTCTATCTAAGTTAGGATCTGAAACAACCCGAGCTAAAAACTTTTCTCTTGGACCATAAGAAACTGGAACTTTAAGAGATATTACATCTGTTCCAGAACTATTTTGTTTAGATATTTGTATACTATCAAATAACCCGCCAAATACAGTTACATATTTTCTAATAGATGCGTTGTAAAAATCAGTACGAAATGACATTAGGAAGTGGCTCCTTGATCACCAAATGGATTTCCTTCACTGAAATCTATAATACTATCTTCTGCTGTATCTAAATATTCGTTCATAGCATCAGGATCAATATCTGATACACTGTATTCAGATTGAATTAATGCTTGATTTTCGGTAGTAAGTAATATATTATTTGATGTGTCAAGTAACAGATTAGATGTACTGTCAAGACTGTAAGCATTGTACTTGTTGTCGATATCTGCAATACCTGTACTAAATGTCTCGCTATTAAATTCAAATAAATCACATACTAAATCATATGATTGTAGTGTTCCCATTTGATAAAATACTGCTTCATGATTAACAAATTTAATCTGAAATAATTTATTATTTAGTGGTAAGAAAATTAAATCACCTTCATTAGGTCTAACCTGATTATCATAATTAGCAACCTCAGTATAAAAAGCAGTTCTTGATATAGTAAAGGTAATTTCATCTCTAATTTCTAAACCAAATTTAGATAAAAATTTACCGTCACCTGCAAAACTATATAGATTTTTAATATATGCTTCTATTAAATAAGCTGAATTGTATGAAGTTAAATTTGCTTCTCTAAATAATGCACTCTGTACTAGTATATTTCTTGGTAAATAATATACATCTATACCATTAACTTTAATACTTTCGGTTACTAAATCATCCAAAAGATTTTGTTCTGCTACAGAGAGATAATTATTAAAGAACTGCGAGGTAGCCATATTATCCTACCATCATACTAGGCGGCAATGAATAATTATCAAATACTTCAGCTTCTAATTTATCTACTTCTCTACTAGCATCAGTGTAGATTGCTTGACCATTAAATTGAACACCACCAGGTAAAGACATTCCTGTAAACTTTGAAAGGTTAGATCCCCATTGCTGTTTAATAAGAGCAGTAGCGTATCTTTGAAGCCATCTATCTGACCACATTTTACTATATGTATCTGGATCAATGCACTCATATGCTTCAGCAATAATAAAATCACCTATATTAAATTTATCCCAATAATATCAATATAAAGCCTATTTGACATTCTATTATATCTTATAGGTTGTTTACCTACAAGAAGAAGTTCTAATGTTTGAATGTGTTGCATGGCCATATAATATGGTACCATGGATTGAGATGTAAGTGTATATAAATCGTTTAATGCAATTTGATATCTAATATTAAAGAGATTATTTGTATTATAACCAGCACCAATATTATATATATTTACTATACCAATAATATTATCAGGTACGGTTACATAACCACCTTTATATCCAACAAAAATCCCACCAGAACCAGTACTTGTTGTTATTGAAATAGTAGGATCAAGAGTATACTTAGATCCATTATTAGTCATAGTAATTGAAGTAATAGTCCCAAGATTATTTGTAACCAGAGTCGCAGCTGCACCTATACCAGTAGTGTCACCTGTACTTCTTGTAATAACTACTGTATCAGAATTAGAATAACCTGTGCCACCAGCAATTACTACTATTTCACTTACTGCACCAGGATAGCTAGCTGCGTTTACAGCATATCTAAAGAAAGTTTTTGATGAGCCGTCAAAATGGTAATCCCAATAGAATCTGATAGCGTCATTAACTCTATCATCAACCTGGTCGTTATCTACGTTAATTTCAATTACAGGATAACCTAATCTTCTCAGGCAATATTGCTTAAATAATTCTCTTGTTATAGGTGTATTAACAAGTGTAGATGGAGTCTGTGCCATTGTTTACCTCTTTTTTTATATTTATAAAAGAGGTATTAAAAAATCTCGTTAGCAATTTCCTTAGCTTCTACGAGATGTTTTTGACGATCCTCTAATCCAATAGTACCACCATTAATACGCTTTGTTACTGCTACAACATCGTCTTTGTCTGCGAGTGCATTAATGCCGTTCTTACCCCAGAACCAAGCTGCTGATTCAATTGCACCTTGCTCTGTTTTAAGATATTCAATTGTTTCATCAATAGTAATATTATTATCTTTTGCAAATGCAGCATAGTTATTTTTACCTGTTAGTTGGATAGCGCCTCTGCCTCTAAATTTATAACCTTCGCCAGATGCTTCATCGCTATTACCCATACGATTACCATATACTCTATTAGCAATTTTTTCTGGCTGTCTAGCATAGGCATTAGGATCTACATCTTTAAAATATTTAGGAAAAACTTTAGATAGAGATTCTGCTTTATAATTTAAATTTTCTTCAAAAATAGTAAACCCACCACATTCATGACCTGCTTGTGCAATAAAATGAGAAAATCTTAAAGAAGTATTAATTTGATATTTTTCTAAAATAGCAGGTAAATATTTTTCCATTGCAGCAGCAAATGTATCTTTGCAGCGAGGAGCTAGTTTCTTAAACTGTTCTTTAGTAATATTCATTTATACCTCGTTAAATTAGTAGCCAATTATATGTAATATGTGTTACTCGTACATAATGTTAATATTGCCAGCGTCAAAGGTGTCTGTGCTGCCAACCGTAGTAATCCTGATGGCAGTCAAAACAGTAACTGTGCTAACATTTCCCGCGCCATATCTCATGTTATTGTTAACCGTATTTCCTATCATACTTGTCATTGTCCAAGCATTACCTGTTATATTTGTTATGGTTGCAATTCCGCTGTACGCATCTGTTGCTGAAGGAGAATTGTTAAACATTAATCCAGTAGAAAATGAAGTACTAGTACCACCTTGTGTTGTTGCTGAACCTAAATATCCGCTTGTCACATATGTGGGTGTTGCACCGTACCCTAGCTGGATAATATAATTGTTTGTTCCGCTTGTGCTGACCCCAGAGAACATTACCGTTACACGTTTTACCCATGACGGGATGCTAGTGAAGTCAACAGTAGTGCCAGATGTAGACGGCTTTGCAGTATCTGATGTAAGTACGCTGCTACCCATTGAAGATACAACAGCACCCGTAATTGTCGGGCTAGTTAACGTCTTATTTGTTAACGTCTGGGTAGCGGCTAGACCTACAAGAGTGTCAGTCACAGCAGGAAGCGTAAGAGTACTGGTCCCGGCAACAGCATTGGCTGCAAGCGTTATCGTTCCAGAAGTTAAACCATTTAATATCAGATTCTTGGCAAAGGTTGTATTACCAGCTATAGTTACATTATTGCCAAAAGATACGTTGCCACTCACATCAGTTACCATGTTAACGTTAGCTGAAGAAGGGTGCTGAAAGTTGATAGCTTTTATGGTACTCATGGTGTTACCTCAGTATTTTGCAAAGGATTAGGGTCTGTAAATTGTCTAGTTACCGGATCGTATATCCAATTAAAACTGACAGGCGAATCATCAGGCAGGCCAATAATCGTCGTTCCTTCGTGAGCAGGGTCTGTTGAAGGGTCAGCAACTATAAGATTAATGACCGTGTTATTAAGATTTTGAACCAAAGCACACCGCATTATGAATACTCCCAAACACGAATAAATCCAACGCCACCTGCACCACCTGGTGTATTTGTAGAGTTTGGTGACGAGCCGCCTGAGCCGCCTCCGCCGGATAATCCAGCTATACCAGCAACATCTGGGTCTGATATACTTGCTCCTCCACCAAAGTGTCCGGCTCCGCCACCATTTCCGGGATTATTTATTACAGGATTACCAGTATTTCCAATAATAGATAATCCAAAACCTCCGGGATTGCCACGGATATTTAAATCCCCGTTGGTTCCTACCCCGCCAGCCCCACCTTTAAACACATTCCGAGTCGTCGAACCAGCACCACCAAGACCACCAGCGGCGGTTAGAGTGGGAGCAGAAACAAGAAATGTAGTGTTTCCCCCAGTACCACCTGCACCACCAGCACCTGATCCTGCTGTACCAGCACCTCCAATTGCAATGGTATAAGTGTTTGATGCTGCTACGGTATAATATTTTGCAGCATATGCACCACCACCACCACCGCCACCTGCTGTATAGTCAGCTGAACTAGCACCGCCACCACCACCACCACCACCAACACATTCAACATATACGGCTGTGCAGTTTGCTGGAGTTGTGTAGGTAGTTCCAGTTGTTATAATTTGTGGAGCGCGAAGAAGTCGCCCTGTTGCTGACGGAGTTGATATTGTAGTCCAAGATGGAGGCGCTAACGCACCGTTTGACGTTAATACCTGACCCGATGTTCCGTAGTTTGCACCTCCGATGCCGATTTGTCCTGCTGATGCTATGCGGAGACGTTCAGCGGCATTCGCAACAAGTGCAAGAGTTCCGTCTGCTGGCCTTGTTATTGCTGCATCAACTGCGGGGGCTGAGGCGGTGTTAGAAGTCATCATAAAATATGTAGCAGCCGCTGTCCCAGCAACGTCTAGCTTGCGAGTTGGATTTGTTTCACCGATACCTACGTTGCCAGACGAGTTAATCCTCATTGCCTCAGTACCACCCGTCGAGATGCCTACGATATCTGTGCCGTAAAAAACACCTGTGTCGGTGTCAACACCATGCACTGCTGGTGTAGCAGCAGAGCCATCGTTGAAAGTGATACCTGTAGAGCCGTTTATGGTTACAGTCATGTTATACTCCCGGCCTTGTGGGCCAAACCGGATTTAATGGATCATTGGTATTAGCAGGGAGGTCACGCAGTGCTTGACGATATGCTGCCCAAGTTGTCTGAGTTTCAGCAGACATTACAGCCCAACGATCAACAATTACGTTGATATCGCTTTGTGCAAGCAATATGTCACGATCTACTCGTAGTTGTTGTAATGCACGATCAGAAACTTTTGCTTCCCAATCAGCTTCTTCTGCCAACCGTTTTGCAATTTCTTCTGTTGTCAAATTAACAACTATGCCATTTATCATTTTATGCATTAGCCAATAATCCCTTCAAGAATAAATGTTCCAGTAGTAATAGTTCCAGTTCTCTGATATATCTTAAAGGCATTCATTACTGTGTTGGAAGTTTGATATCCTCTAAAAGCTCTTCTTCCATTAGTAGCATTAGCCATTCCCATTACACTAGTCGGTTTAGCAATATTAAAATTATGCAGTACAAGTTCAAAAGAACTTCCAGAAGCAGAAGCATCTGTGAAATCCAATTCATTTTGTCCCGTAAGATTACTCCAACCTGTAGCTGTAGCTGATGTTGCCCAATTAAAATTATGAGTGTAAGTGGCTGTTGAAATATATGTGCTTCCGTTGTCAGACGATAATTGGATAAGTGAACTTGAGGATGTAGTTGATCCAAGGATATCATAACCAAGTAATCTTAATGCTACATAAGAACCTAAATTAGTAAATTCTATTGATGTAGATACTGAAGCAGTCTGTTGTGATATAAACGTATATGCGCCAATACCCGGACCAGTTGGGGTTCCAGTCATTATTGGGCTGGTCAACGTCTTATTGGTCAGTGTCTGAGTAGCCGCTAGACCTACAAGCGTATCAGTCACTGCGGGAAGCGTGAGCGTGTTGGTTCCGGCGACGGCAGGGACTGTAAGTGTTACTGTTCCTGATGTATCACCATTAAGTTTAAGAGAAGCCATTATACAATACTCCATGTGCTACCAGAAGGTATAGTTACAGTGATGCTATTGTTTACGGTGACTGGTCCAAATGTTCCGGCGTTTTTGTTAGCTGTAATAGTATAATCACCTGTTACTATTAGATCATTTTCATAAAATATTTGATTTGTCAACGCACCTCTAGCACCACCTGAGAAGATAGCGCCATTACTTCTTATATAACCTGTAAAGTTAATATCACCAACAACATCTAAAGGATAAGCTGGACTAGTTTGTGCAATACCAACATAACCTAAATTATTAATTCTTACTCTTTCAGCAGGAACTGCTGTTGATGTATTTGCAGTATTAAAAGTAATTCTACCTGGAATAACACCACCACCCGGTGTAGCATCGACAATAAATTTTATAGAAGCGGTTTGATTATATGTACTAGCATTATCTGCTTCAGCAATAATATTAAAGATAGTATCGTTATTAGCTACAATAGTATGTGAGCCAATAACTGTTGCTCTGCTCTTACCACCTATTAATGTTGAGCCTACATTAGATATACTATAATTAGTAATAACAAAAGAAGATGTATTACTCGTTGTACCTAATACTTGACCGGCAGGCGAAGATGTTGTGTTATCTGCAGCAGTAAAAAAATCAAAGCTAGAACCAATAACTAGATTATTTGGTACCGCAAAAGCACTAGAAGTAAATAATGTTGTTGGGCTACCAATTGTACCGCCAGCAATAGATGTTGAAACTGAGATAACGTTAGCTTGAAATCTGCCAATAAGAGCAGAGTTACCTACAGCTGGACTAGAGTTGCCACCAGTAACTGTTAATACATAATTGTTAACAGCTAATGCAAGATCATTAGTGACCTGCCTCCAATAGTCATAAGTATTATTTAAACCTACGTTAGCGACTAAAAAAGTCATTTATTATTTCCTAGTGTTTTCTAATATTTGTGAGAGCATATTGTAGACACCGTCCATCTTTTGTTCTAAGCTATTTATTCTTTCTTCCGTACTATTTAACTTCAAAGCATTTTTTCTTTGCTGTTTATATGCTTCTAATGAAGATATATTAGTATTAATAATAGCAGAAGATTCAGAATCTTTTACATAATCAGGATTATTATCTATTTTTATATATTCTTTCATATCTTATAACTGGAGAGCAATTGCTCTAATATCTTTAAGAATTGGAGGACGAGCTGGTTCATCTGCATAAAATAAAACTTTAATTTGATAAGTACTAAATCCTGTAAATATTGAGCCATCAGTATTAGTATATATAACACCTGGTGTAGTAACAATACTAAATGAAGTTGAAGTATTAGAAAAACTAAATGGTGTATCTACATTTAATGATGTTGAGTTAGCAATAGAAATAACTCTCTTTGTATCAGTTGTTGAAAGAGTTAAAGGAACTTTAATAAGATCATTAATTTTTAATGATCCGTTTAAGAAGTTAGTAGTAGTACCTGTAACTAAAGTAGAATTGTTTGATACATTTATAGTACCTGTCTGTGATAATAAACCAGAATTACTCATATAAGCAATAGTAGAAGGATAAGTTAGGTAAATTGGTATTTGATTAGCAGTATAAGAAAATACAGAATCAATAGTCATAACAGTATTATTAGTAATACTTGTAACTCTTTTTCTTTCGTTATTGGCTAAAACAGCAAAGTCTGTACTTAATCTTAAAAATTGAGTATTATTTCCTAGAATAGTAGTTGATACAGAAGAAACGTTAACAGTAACAGTAGAGTTACTAATAGGATAGGTCCAACTAGTAAAGTCAACGATATTGTTACTTGGTACTATATAACGGTATTCAGCATATGAAGTTTCTTCGTTGTCAGTAAAAAAACTGTTTGAAGTATTATATAATAATGTAACCTCTTTATCTTCTAAAGTATCAGGATCTGCTGAATTTAAAAATTTAGCATAAACTCTTAAATCAGTTCCAGGCGGTCTATGGGCAGTAATATAAACTTCTAAATCTTCTGCTTCCTGATTAGGATCAATACTTATAGGCTTAGAAATATATTTTGCTCTACCTACGCCGTTATTAAAAAATTCTGAATAATTTAAAAAATCTGTTGAATCAATAATATTATATTCTAGTAATGCTGCATTGCCATCTATATCTATAATTGGGGTAACCCATTTATTATCTGTACTCATATTAGCTTTAAATCGCATTACAGGATGAGAAAAAGCAACGTCAGAATTAGAAGCATAAGTTCTAGTTATATCATTAAAAATTTTTACCTTTTCATTATCTACATTTCTATAACTATCAGAAACATTATTAGTAGATGTACCTTTAAATTTAAATTGAATATTAGTTTTTGGAGGTTCCATCATAGAAAATTTAGGCGTTATATATTGATAATTAAAACTTATGAAATTACTTAAATTAGCTGTAGCAACTAATGTGTTGCTAGAAATTAAAGAAGTGTTGGTTGGCTGATCTTTTTTTAATCTATGAAATTGTAAAATACCGTTTGCACTACTATTATATAAAACATTAGTATTATTAAAATTACCAGTACTTTCACTTAAAAATAAAATTTGACCAGCTTCATCATAATAGTCTACCATACCTCTGGTGCTAACATTAACAGACGTTATTGATGTATTATTACAAAGATATACATAATCACCAGTGATAATTTTTAAACTGGCAGATGCATAAGTTGTATCTATTACTTGTAGTATATCATCATTTTTAGGCTTAAACGTCATATAACCGTCAGGATCGGTTCCAATTGTATTAAAAGAAGCTCTATAAAATTGAAATTTTAAAAATGTATCAGGTACTAGCGACCAGGAATTGCCCTCATTGCTACTTTTATAAAATTCACCGTCATATTTTAAATTTTTTAAATCTTTTTTTGATTCAACATCAACACTATTTTGTGCTGCAATAGCTGTCCAAACAAAGAAATCTGGATCGTCACCATCATAATCAACTAATAACGCATATTGCTCGTTAGCTTGTAAATATGTTAGGCCTCCAAACGGAAAATAAGTAGCAGTATTTGCATTACCATATGTATCTTTATTAATGTGATTAGCATCTAAGAAAGACTCAGCATATGGAATTGGTTGTGTAAGATCTGGTTTTCCATCTTTAGTCTTATAAACACTAACACTTGCTCCTAATTTTTTATCTTTTGTCCTTTGATATATAAAAAGTTCAACGCCAGTAAGATAAACTCCAGAAATATCTGCAGCTTGATTTGCATTTGTTTGTGGTACTTTTACTGTAAACGTTTGAGCTAATGATAAAGACATTTATTTTTCCTAATTTATTTAATTTTTTAAACTTGTTTCTGCCTGCTAGTAGTATTATTCTTATCTTGGGCCAACGCCATAGCCCAGCGCCGGAGGGGTTGGATTACCAGCTGTCATAGAACCTCCAGACCAGGATCCCATGCTTGTAAGGTGGCCACCACCACTACCATTACCATTACCACCAGGTGCGTTTGGAAGGCTGCCACCTGGTTGTGGATTACCATTATAACCGGGGATCCCTCCATTATCACCATACTTATTGTGTACAACATAACCTTCGACGTTATACATGTGATCTCCATCCAACAACAGATTATAAATTACGTAATCTTCTGGCATAATTTTGTGATCGATATATTCTACTGTCTCATATGTTCCGTCTGATTTAAGAATCTCAGATCCAATATTAATCTTGATTAATTTGCCGATGAATTCACCTTCAACAGCCCAGCTGTCAGGATCAAATGCACCCCAACCTTTTGAAGTCATAATAGGATGTTCTTCTGAAATGAAAGCCCAGTTATCGTTAAAAGAATACATCAATCTATTTCCAAGAATAGGAGCTTCGATTCCTATAACAGTATTGATTCCGTCAGATCCATCAGCAACAAGATCGCCGATCTGAATCTCACACATCTTTTTAACTGTACCATCAGACATCGTAATTAAAGCATCAGGATCAAAACAACATCCGTTATTATTAGGCGCCGATATTGGAGCCGGAGTTTTATCAAGAAGAGTTACCGCATATTCTTCTGCAGAAAACGTAGTCCTCGCGCTTGTAGTAGTAAGATCAAGTGTGTTTGCTGCTAAACTAGCAGTATCTGCGATAAAAAATTCGCATTGACCTGTTGGAAATACTTTCTTAGGAAGATAAAATAATCCTGCTACAACACCACCTGCAGCACCTATTTCAGGAGGATTAGAAGCACTATAATCATTTCCATTATTAGAAATACCTATAGATATAATAGTTCCGTTAGCATTAGTAGTTTCAATAAATGCGCTAGCATTATTACCAGGTACTTTTATACCATCTCCGGTTGTGCCACCAGTTGAATAACCACTTATAACTAACATGCCGTTATTAACATATCCTCTACCGCCGTTATTAATACTGATAGATGTAATAAATCCATTCGAGGCAACATTAGTTGAAAATTCAGCACCTCGGCCGCCTGAACTTACAATTAATTGATCTCCTAGCTCACCAGTCTTAACTATTTTTTGATATGGCTTTTTAACTATAGGATCACTTACATTGTCACCACTTTCCTTACCATTAAAAGGTGTATAGTATGTATTAGCTCTTCCAGGTGCAATAAATTCATCAACATTAGTACCATTAAAAAACACGTGAACTCTTGAACCAGGTTTTAAATTAGTGGCATGAAATCCAATAACTTTAGGTTTTTGATATGCAAGATTAAAATAATCAATTTCCCAGTTACCATTCTTTAATATTTTACTCGAATCTTTTTTAGGTATAATACCTAAATCAGTCTGTTCAGTATTATTAATAGCGTCTACTGAAACACTAGTATTTTTAAATAATAAATCTGATAGAGGTTGACTTAAATTAATAAATTTATCTTCAACTTTATCTTTAATAGATGCTTTACCACCTGCAAGAATATCAATAGAATTGCTGTATGAAGGGAGGAGTCTTATTCTACCTCTCCAATTATAATTAACATTACCTATATTAATTATATCACTTGCATTTAATTGATTTATAGTTTCAAAAAGTACTTTCTCATAAGAAAGCACTATGCTATTATTTCTTATTACAGTTTCACTTTTATCCGATAGATCAGGCTCTAACTCAATCATAAGTTGAGAAATAAGAGGACGACATGTTGCAGTCCTTAAATCAATTGAAGCTTTAAAACTAGGGTTTGTAATATCTGCAGCATCTAAAGATGTAAAGCTTTCTACAAAAAAACCATTTTTAAATCTATTAAGACCTGTATCAGCAGAAATAATTTGAAGTGATGATGCTTTTTGCTCTAATAAAGTTAGAGATGTATAATATTCTAATCTAGAAATTCTACTATCTAATACACCAATATCGCGCATAGTGTATCTTTTTAGAGGTATAAGTGTAGAATTATTATAATAAGAAGTATCTCTTATAAGCTTAACATTAGAAGTATTAATTGTTTGTAAGGTTTGAATTTCATTTTCTGTTGTAGATGGAAAAGGTTGAACGTTTAATATGGCAACAGGAAGAGAATCTTCTGGAAATATAGAAGCATTAGGGGTCTCATTTGGTGCACCTTCTATTACTGAAGGGCTTCCAGTAGAATTAAAATATACTAAATCTTTTCTAGAAAGAAAGTAATCAATACTAGAACTGAATATACCAGTTGCTCTTGGTTTATAAGCATAAACTGTACCTACAGTACTATCAATGTTAAAAGTATTAGATTTTGTAGGATTAACTGTTGCGGTTGCAATTGTTGTTGCTAAAGAAGCAGTAGTAGTTTTATATGTTCTAAAATCAACACCGTCTCTAAGTGAGTAAGTTTTATTATCTTGTACAGTTACTGGAATATCTGCATATGAAACAGCATCTGTAGAAGTAGTATTAGCTCTATAAGAATCTACAGAATAATAACCTGTTGCAGAAGTCATGTCTGGAACAAAAGCATCTAATAATACCGTTAAGTAAGGTTTATTAAGATCTACAGATCTACCGCCTTTTACTTCTAAAGTAGATGTATTATAGAAATCAAATTTATCATTTTTATTTAGTGCAAATATACCTAAATCATAAAGATTTGTACCGGTATTAGAAAATTGAGTTGTATTAGCATAAACAGCTTTAATCTGGTCAACATCAGGCAGACCAAGAAACCATGGACCTACTGGACCACCAGCATTATTGGAAAGAAGAATATTAACATAAACGTTAGTGTATAGATTCTTTGGTGTAGCTAATGTTTTTGTTCTATTAATATTGTAATGTACAGTAATAGGAACAGTGGTGTTAAGGGAGTTAGCCATAAATGTTAGACCAAGACCGGTATTTGAACCTATATTAAGAGTAATAGACGGTGAAGGTCCGTAATTAGCTGTAATAGATCTAGTAGCAACTAAACCTGATGTCATAGGTACAATATACCCGTTAGGATAGTATTTTGTAAATTTAGTAGTTGCTACGTTAGCAGACCAAGCTTGTGAAAATCCTTTGCTAACAGTTAAGAAAGTATCATTGGCAATAGATGCAATTCTTCTAATTTCGTTGTTACCTGTAATAATATACTCACCGACATTAAAATAACTTTGAAATTTAGTACCTGTACCAATAACTGTAACGTTTGTTGATAAAAATGCGTTTGAAACACCTCCCGTAGGAATATTAAGCGTACCATTTGCAGATGCAGTATTAGCACCTAGATATGCAGCACCGTTAAGCACAACAATATATTCTGATGGAGTAGTACTATAAGGTTGATTATTTGTCGTACCTTTTTGAGGTAAAGTGATAGTAGCAGCACCACCAACACTTAGGGTTGTAGCAGTAGAAATTCTAGCAACATAAGATGAATCACTAGCGCCCAATGGATATAATGTTTTTAAAGCTCTTTTACCAAAATTAAAAATATTAGTTTTAATACTATTATCAAAAATAGAAACGTTATTAGCTGAACCTGTATCTAAAATTATATCTGCTAAACCAAATCCAGTACTTAATACAAAAGATTTAGCTGATTTTTTAAATGAGTATCCACTATTCATAGTTACATTAGTATAATATACGGCGTAAATAGCATCAGGTGTTCCTGCTGTACCGCTTATATATTCTATAGATGTAATAACTGCTGTTCCAATTTGTGATCCTGCAGGAGAAAAGTTACCAGCAAAAGTTAAGTTAGTAAGATTTTGCTGTGCAGTATCGTAAATTCTTACTGTACTATAATCATTTACAGAAAAATTACCACTTAATTCTTTTACTAATACATATGGCCCGTAATTAGTTGATGTTGTAACAGATGTAGTATTTTGTGTATCAATACCTCTTCTTACTGTAACATATTGTGGTCCTATAGTTTTTATTCTACGACCCTGTACATAACCCTCACCAGAATTAATTTGTACAGTCATTAACTGGTTATTACCCGCAATATCTCCATATGTAGTAATTCTAAATGGCTTTACTATAAAATTACCATTTGTATCACTGCTATATTGTGCGAATTTGTCTTGTAGTTTAGATAGTTGCGGATCTTGATTAATAAATGTAATAGAGTCGTTAGAATATTGAATAATAGGTAAGAAATCAGTTTTACCAGCAACATCTGCTTTTTCAACAGAAATAGCTGTAGTAACAAGTTTAAGTCTATCTGCGCCCGGTGCAGTAAAGTTGCTATAACCTTGAGCATTATCATACAATGTAGAATCAGAAGATGAGGTTACAATACTTTCAGTAGTTGAAAATCCAATAGATTGACTATTAGGATTAATTATAAAGCCTGTATTATTACCTGTTGGAGTTGCAACTATAACTGTTTGATGACTTAGTTGGGTAAAGAAACCTTTTTGATAAACTACTCCAGAACCTACACTGACTGCTCTAGTAAATCCTGTAGCATATGACCCTGAAGTATTAGCAATAATACTAACATTAGCAATTGCTAGATTTAAATTTCTAGGCTTAGTATAAAAATTTAATTGTTCACTAGTTGTAAAATATTTTTCCCCTGCTGAACCTGTATTATTAAATGTAACATAAAAAATATTTGTATTAGGATAAGTAGATTCATCACCTGTTTCATATGTTAATATACTTGCTTGTAATCCGGTATTAACACTTTCTATAATAGTATTAGAAAGAGTTACCATATCAACAGTATAACCGTTTGATTGAGTGCTACTTACTCTAATAAAAAATTGATTTAATTCTTCATTTACTTCACATCCTTTAATAATTGTACCTGGCTTATAAATGCTGTCAGCAAATAACTCTATTTGATTATGAATAATTGATTGAATTTGAGTAAGTTCACGAGCCTGTACTGCAGTGGCTGGCTTAAAGAGAATTCTGTAGTAGTTATTATCTACATCAAAATCATCAAAATATGGAGGTACGTTAAAATCGGTCGTTAGTGGCATTTCATAACCTTATAATTGTACTGCAATTTGAATAGTCTCGTTATTACTATATGTTCTTGTAATTTTGTTTATATTATTTATATACAAAACTTGACCTGAGAACGGCTGTAGAGCATTAGTTTTTGCAATTGTACTGACGACAGCAGTAGTTGTACCTAAAGAATTAGTTACAGTTTCACCAGCAACAAATTTTTTATCACCTACTAGAGTAGTTAATGTTGTGTTGCTAAATGTTACTATACCTACGTTTTGACTGGTTGATCCTGTAATAGTATCTTGTACACTAAAGGCAATAGGATTAGTAAAAGTTAAGCTTAATGTTTGATCAAATGTTGACGATGTATAATATGAGCCAAGACTATTTATAGGACTTGGATTTCTTAATAGACCAACAGTTCTATATGTTATATCAGTAGGAATTGTGTTGCTTTCAGATCCCGCAAATGATGTGACAAAACCTATTGCATCAGCTCCTAATTCAATAATAGCGTTATTACCATGACCGAAAGGAGGAGGGATAATAGCAACAGTATTAGCGCCTGATCCGTAAATACTATTTGCAGAAATAGTAACCAGCGCCCTTGTATAACCAGATCCGGTATTGGCTACTGTTATTTGTGTTATTCTACCTGCCGTTGTAGTACTATATGCTAATGCGCCTGATCCGTCACCTGCTATAGATACTTTAGGGGTAATATTATATGTATAATTAAAAGGAGTTAAACCTGTTATAGGAGAATCTAAAACTAAGTAGTTATTACTATAATAATTGCTTACACCTCTAATATAAAGAGTACTATCACTTATATTAGTAATTAATACATGAGAACCGGTATAGATATTATTTGCTTGACTTGCACTAGTATTAAGAGTAATACCTGTAAGGGTAGTGTCAACAGATTGTATAATACCGTTTGTTATAGCGGTATAATTATTACCTGCATTAACAATCTTAATTACATCAATGCCAGTTTTAGAATTTAGTTGTACTTGATTAACACTTGAATAATCTGTAGTAGAGGTAGGAGGAAAGTATGGAATATAATTATTAGAAAAATTAAATTTAATAAAATTAGCATTACTAACAAAAAACATATATTTCCAAATATATCCATCACTAGTTTGAAATGCGTTAAACGGTGCAGCATTTCCATTAGGATAAGTATCAGGATTTATAGTTGAGGCTGCGTCGTTATTATTCCAAAGACATTTATAAACATGCCAATCTAAATTGCCGCCAGTACGTGTAGCTACAAAGAATGATTTATTAAAAAGATCTGTATCTGAATTATCGTATTGATCATATATTGTTCCAGACGTCCAAACATACTGTTTAATTAAAATAGCAATATCAGTATTATTTAATTTTTTACCAAACATCATTTCATATGAGGGTCTAAAAACAGATTCATCAAAACTATCAACTACAGTATCTGGTGTAATATCATTATTAGAATATGAAGTTGCTCTAGAAGCAAAAATATACAAATAATTATTTGAATAATTATTAAAAGTATAAAGATTATTCTTTATACTGTCTAATTGAAAGTTTTTAAAAGGATTATAAATTAAACTCATATTAATACCGTTAACTTAGGGTTATAGTAGTATTGGAAGCAGATGATTTATCTGCAATTATATCTTTTGTTACTACTCTGCCAAACAGATTTACACCTGCAGGATGAAAAGTTTTTCTTATAGTCTCTTCAAAAGTGTTAATAGGTTTTGAAGTACGCAACTCATATGAATAATTTTGATAGTAATAACTATCCTGAATATATTTATCAGAGCTAAGGAAGCTTTTGCTTGAGTTCCACTCACCCGGAGATATGCCAAGGCCTCTTTTTCTTACATAACCTTTGATTACAGTTCCAGTTGTACTAGTACTTAGAACTGCTTTAATAATAGCTCCTGTACCGTTAGAATTATATATATTAACTGCAGGTAATGTTTTAAAATAACCACCCGGGCTTATAATAGTAGTCTGAATTATACCGCCTGTAGTATTAGTGCTTATTGTTGCCGCGGCATATAAAGAAGGATATCCACCGACAAAATTTAAATATTGATTATTAGAATAATTTAAACCACCATTTAATATATTAAGTTCGGCAATATAATTATATTTTCTAAAAGATACTTGTTCGTCATTTTTATATCCATAACCTGAATTTATTAATTCAATTTCATCAATAAGACCATTACCTGTTAATGAAGCAATTGATACTAAGATATTATTACCACCCTGATTACCGTTACTATCTAATAACTCGTATCTATTATAGTTACCAGATATAATAGGAAACCCTGGGGTAACCCCTGTATTACCACTTGTATTAAAACTAGGATAGTCATCAAGGAACATTAAGGTATCATTAGCAATATTTTTAATAACTCTTAATGAGGTATTAGAAGCATCTGTATTTTTATTTTCATAAAAATATAGATAAGGTACTGGTATTGATTTAAAACTAGTACCTACCCCTGTAACTCTTGTTGAATTATTTGCAAAAGTTATTGTTCCACTAATAAAGTTTCTTGAATGCGAAAGATCTTTAACATTAATATCTGGTGTATATACATAGCTAGCACCTTGAGTCTGATTAATAAGAACTTGAGGTATTCCTAAAGTAAATGTCTTAAAGGTTAAGGTATTACCTATAACTGTAGAACTATTTGAACTTATAGAAAGATTAGAAAATCCAGTAATAGTAGAAGTTAAATTACTAGTTAAATAATTATTAGTAGTATATGTAAAATCAGTATTAAGAGATATATTAGCACTACTTGAAAGTTGACTAAGTAAAAAACCAGCGCCTCTACCTGACAAAACAGGACTATTATCGGAAGGAATAGTCAAGTACGGCGTAAAATTTAAATCATATCTTGCAATATTAGATATACGTATTTCTGAAAAATATCCAACAAATTGACCAAAATTGCTTAAATTATCTATATTAAAACCAGTTATGTCATTAATAAAATTATATTGATAACCAATTAAGATTTTATTTGCTCTAGAAAAAAAAGAACTGCTTCCAGTAAAAGTAAATTGTCTAATTCCATTTATATAAAATTTGTTATCAGTTCCGTTTCTAACATACGCAATATGAGTCCAGCTATTCAAACTTACTGGATTAGATAATGTATAATTATAACGGATACCATTAATATAGAATTCTATTTCTTTGCCGTAATTTTTTAAAGAGACTGTATCTAGTCCTGTTATATCACTAAACAGTGTATTATAATAACTTAAACTTGTTGGATATATATAAGCTTCAATAGTAAAATTATTACTTAAATTAAAACTTACGTTAGTATTAGTTGAAGATATAAAAGAGCTGTTGTTAGAAAATGATATACTAGAGGTAGTACCACTTATTGGTATAAAAGAAGTGTTTGTGCCACTATTAATACCTACAGTAAAATTTTCATATAAAGAACTATCTTTTACTTCATTATTAGTTCCATGAATATAAAGTAAAACATTATTTAAGTAAGTATCATAACTTTTAGGTCTTCTAGAAATAATAACTTCAGCATCTGTACTGTAATAAGTACCGTTTTCGACTAGTGTAAATCTTAAAACACCTGTACCAAATGAAGTACTTTTTACTCTAAATGTAGCATTAATACCTATACTATCTACAGCGCTAATAACATCGCCTATTACAAAATCATTATTATTTTCAGTAATATCTAATTTATATACTGATCCTATAATAAAAGGATTAGCAACTATAGTATCATAATCGGTAGTATTTTCTTCACTTATATGTTCTCCTGCAGAAAAATTACCAATAATATTACTTAAGAAAAATAAATGATTTATTGAGCCATTATTAGATTCTTTTACGTAACTTTGTAAAAAGGCTTTTGCGCCTGAAGCGCTACCTTCAATAATTTTACCTACTAAAGAAATATTATTTGGATTATCTACTACTTCTAAATATTTTGGAGAATCCCAATCACCATCAGAAGGTTTAAAAATATCAGTTTTAGGTAAATATATATCTACCTCATCATTATAGAATAATTTAAAGAGTAATTTATAACCTTGAATATT